GCCTACGCTTTTGCATAGCCTCGGCTTCCGCTAACTTGCTCGACTCCCACAGCCGGACTAGATACTCGATGTCATTGCTCATTCTGAGCCGCCAATCTTAGAAATAATTGCACCCAGGTCTGGAGCTTCCCATGCAGACAGTTTCGAGGAGCGATCTTTTGCCAGCCAAGATCCGTCAGAATCACACAGCAACGCCCTCTGGCTGACTCCGTCCTCGCCCTTCTCTACTCTGAGTGCCATCACAAGGTCAAAAAAGTAGGGCAAGCTCTGGCCGGTCTTATTGCCAGGCATCATCGGGGAGTACAGAATCTTCCCTGTCTCGTCAGCTGTCTTTTCGCATTTCGCTGTGAAATAAACGTGCTTATTATCAATATCCCGAAACGCCCGAATGATCTCGCTCATCTTGTCCTGCATCGCACCGTATGCAGCCCTAGGGTCTTTGTTACTTTTCTTTTCCGATGACAAGATCACTTCTGCAATTTCACTGATTGAATCTAGTGCAACAGACTCAAATCCGTTTGCAGCATCCGATAAAACCCACTTGTAAGCGTCTTCCAAGTCGTTTGCATTGCGTATTTCGATGTATGGTAGGTCTGCATCTTGTAATGACAGCAATCCTCCCTCTGCGCTCAAAATAACCGGATGTGGCAGGGTCTTAATTAATGTGGTCTTGCCAGCACCGGCTTGACCATATACCAACATCTTGACTCCGACCGTAGATATACTGCCAGTGCCTTTCAATTGAATTGACATCTGAATCTCCTAAGTTAATCACATCGTTTGGAAAAATTCCGGTCGATGTGTATTTGCATATTAAGCCAAAATGAAGTACATTGCAAGCGTTACCGATAAATAAATTACGAGGATGCTAACAATGTTAACCGCCGAAGATATAAAGGTTCGTCTAACTAACTCAAATTTAAGGCGTATTGCCAAGGATGCTGGGATACATTCAAGCACCCTTTACCGATTATTTAAACCGGAATCGAAGCCATCTTACGCTACCATCAAGCTTCTTAGCGACTACTTCGAGAGCAGAAAATGGTAGATCTGACGAAAATTCTGGGTGACTGGTCTCCATCTGGTCTGAAACAAATTGACCCGCCAGAGATACAGCTATCGAATGCCATTCGGTCTGCTGGCTTAGAGCCACCGGCAGACCTTAGACTAGACGGAAGGCTGCATAGGTTCGCGTCCGGCACAAAGGGCGGTGGCGGGCATAGCGATAAGAGCGGATGGTACGTCTGCTTCGGTGATGGTATACCAGCGGGGAGATTCGGGGACTGGCGGTCTGGTGTGGAGTTGTCATTCCGCGCAGACATTGGCAGGACTCTATCACCTTTCGAGGAAATGTCGCACACCAACAGACTGGTAGAAGCCCGCGCTCTGCGGGATGCAGAGACACAAAAGAAGCAAGAAGTCGCATCAAATGTCGTTGATGTTATCTGGTCTGGATGCACTTTTGCAACAACAGACCATCCGTACCTAAAGAGGAAGGCTGTTGAGGCTCACGGGGCGCGGGTGACGGGTGATGGTCGGCTCGTCCTGCCCATGTACGATGATAATTCAGTATTATGCTCGTTGCAGTATATAGATGGAGACGGAGACAAGAAGTACCACATCGGCGGCGCAACGAGCGGAAATTTCTGGATGGTGGGGTCATTCGATGAGCCGGGGACTTTGTACATGGCAGAAGGATTCGCTACTGCGGCAACAATACATGAGCAAACCGGCAGGCCGTGTGTGGCGGCGTACTCCGCATCAAACCTCGTAAAGGTAGCCGGGATCATGCGAGTTCGTCATGGAATATCGCAAGACATTGTTATCGTTGCGGATAATGATGAGTCAGGTATTGGGCAATCCTATGCCGACCAAGCATCTGCACTCTATAAGACGCGGACAGTGACACCTCCCGAGAGAGGGGATGCCAATGATTATGTGGCTGCTGGACACGATCTGTCAATTCTACTCGTACCGCCCAAGCTCGACTGGCTCGTACCAGCAGACGAATTCTGCTCCAAGCCAGAGCCAATTACTTGGCTAGTTAAGAAGTGGATTCAGTCTGAAGCTCTTGTAATGGTGCATGGCCCATCAGCAGGTGGGAAAACTTTTGTTGTTTTGGATTGGTGCTTGAGAGTGGCATCAGATATGCCGAACTGGTGCGGTGAGCAGCATAAGATAAAGCCTGGGGGGAATGTAGTGTATCTTGCTGGCGAGGGTCACAAGGGTATCAAGTCGCGGGTTGCTGGGTGGAAGCATTATCATAATGTTCAGAGACTTAGGATGCACATCTCGCGTGATGGGTGCGATCTGAATACACGAGATGGACTGCAACGTGTGATTGATAATATCAATAGTCTGAATAGCAAACCTTCAATTATCGTGGTGGATACCCTGCATCGGTTCTTGCTGGGTGACGAGAATTCGAGCGTTGATACCAAAGGTATGCTGGATGCCTGCTCTGTTCTGATGTCTAAGTACAGATGTACGGTGCTTCTGGTGCATCATACTGGCGTATCTGAGGAGACACAGCACCGAGCGCGGGGTTCTTCGGCATGGCGCGGGGCGCTGGATATTGAGATCAGTATCGTCCCCAGCAAGACTCGTGGTGGCCCAATTGAGATTGTCCAGCGCAAGAGTAAGGACAGCGAGTTGACGGATTCGGTATGGGTTGAGCTTGAGAAATTTGCCATCCCAGGGTGGGTGGATGAGGATGGTGAGCCTTCGATGGCGGCAGTAGTAATTCAAATTGATGCACCTCAAGAGGTTAAAAAGGACTCTAAATTGTCGGTCAATATGAAGGTTTTTGAGAACGCTTGGTGGAATGCCGGAGCAGAAGTTAGGAACGAAAAACCGTACCTAAGTAGGTCTGGTTTGGTCGAAAAATTGCAGGCCGATGGGGTGTCTGAAACGCTAATTTCCAGAAAATTAAGGCCGGGAAGCTCGGATCAGCTAATTGGGTCACTTAGGACGGGAGAAATCATCGTTGACCATGACGGTGGCTGGCTGGTTAATGATTTGGTATGGTCTAACATACTGATATTAAACAAGAATTCTAGGTAGTGTACCGCTGTACCGTACTGTACCGAAGCGTACCGGTACGTTTTGGTACAAAGACGAGAATAGTGTACCGTACCGTACACCCCTCTTTAGAGGGGGTACAGCGGTACGCTCGATGTGCGAAATTTCAGTACGATAAAAAACTTGACATATATTAACAGTGTGTTAATATATTATCTATCGTGGTCGCCGACCTCGAATAAACCTGGAGAATGAAATGAGCAAGATTAATTTTAAAGTATGCGGAGCAGACATTGAATACGAATTGCATGATATCGGAAAATCGGAACAATTGAGAATCAATGGAGAGCTGATAGTTGATTCTTTTGGTGATGTTGGAGGATGGGGAGAAGACTACCATTCTGCAATTGCAGGATTGAACGGTGCCGCCAAGAATTCAGCTATGAGCAGTTACTTGAAATCTAGAGCAGAAAATTTAATCATTCAAGAGATTTTTAATCTGCGAGAAATGATTAAGGACTCAGAATGAACCCTCACGACGAACTTTTCCCCCGCCCACCACGGCGGCCATTTGAACCTACACCGTGGCTGGTGATTGTAATAATTGTGATGGCGATTGCCTTCACTTCGTACGTAAGTCAATCTTGTTGAGGAGAATGAAATGGATATCGGAAAAATCTTAAGCAAATCTTCATCGGACTACCAGCTCATCGTGGCTCGATCAATCCTGAGCTTCTCGCGTGCAGATGCAGCAACCCAAGCGCAATTGCTGGATTCGTATCGGGCGATCATTCGGGAATTTGAGGATGTTGAATCCCGCAAGGAGCTACGTGCCGTGGAAGATGCGGAGATTCGGAGCGAGATGCAGTATGATGACGACGGGGTTATAAACATCGACGAGTACCTGGATGATCCGCGCCATGGTCAGGGGTCAAGCAAAGGAGAACACTAATGAGATCGCGCCACGACGCGCCACGCGGCTTCAGAACACATGATGACTTCCTACCCTACCTGTCGGCAAGGAATTCAATCCACGGTGGCTATAAGCCATGCTCCTGGGGTGATGAGGATAGGACTCTGGGCGTACTCGTAAAATCGGTTATGGTGATGACCCTATCTGGCTTTTTATGTCTTTTTTTGGCGGTGGTTTATGGCTAAGGCAGTAAGCAAAATTCGGGCGGTATTGAAAACCCATGTTGGAGAAATAACAGCTTCGCAAATTTCAGAAAAAACGAAATTGGCCCCAGCGGAGATCTCTATGGCATTGTGTTATCTTTTGAAAAGCGGATATGTGACCAGGTCACTGATGCCGTCAAATTGCGCTCATGGGCGTCGTAATATTTGGGTGTATACATATCACCCAGAAAAGTTATTAATTATAACCCATTGATTTAATTGATAATAATATAGGCTAAAATAGCTTGACTATAGGCTCAAAAAGCCTATAATATAGGCTCATCTCATCGAGATGGCGGCGCCTCGCGATACCAGGGGCACATAGGGGTATAAAATGGCACTATTATCAATTGACACGAATGCGAAAACGGTAAAAGGTCAGAAAAATGGGTTTATGACAGGTATTTTGTACATGGCGCCTTTTACGCTGTCTGGCGTGAATCTCTGCCCCATGGCAGAGAAGGCGCAATGTCACAAGGCCTGTTTAAATACAGCTGGCCGGGGGGTATTCAATAGCGTGAAGGAATCCCGGCTCAGAAAAGCAAAATATTTCAATGATAATCGCCAAGCTTTTATGATAGATCTAGCCAGAGACATACGCGCACTAATCAGAAAATCAGATAGAGATGGGTACACGCCGGTTGTGCGATTGAATGGCACGACTGACATTCGATACGAGAATATAAAATTTAATCTTGACGGCAAAATGGTCACGATTTTTGAAGCTTTTTCAGACATTCAATTTTACGATTATACTAAAATATCGAATCGTAAAAACATACCAGCGAATTATGATCTAACATATTCATACAGTGGCGTACCAGGTTATCAAAAATACGTGAAAATTGCAATTGATGCTGGTATGAGAATTGCGGCAGTTTTTCGTCACAGGTCTGACATACCAAAAAAGTTTTTGGGTTTTTCTGTCATAGACGGCGACGATTCAGACTTGCGTCATCTCGAAAAGCGTGGCGTAATCGTAGCACTGTACGCCAAGGGTCAAGCCAAAAAAGATTTTTCAGGTTTCGTGGTAGGCTAATATGAGAGAATCGATTGCAGAGCTAATACAGGCCATTATAGGCCTGTTTTTGTTATACGGTGCAACGCTTTTGATTTTTAACTTTTGAAGAGGTCTACATATATATGTCAATAAATCACCCGAACCGGGGGCGCAATCGCGGGGCCGCCGGTATAACCCCTACCGCCGAAGAAGTTAAGGCGGCAAGGGGTACAATGACACAAGATCAAGCCGCAGCATTAATCTACACGTCAGGGCGTCGCTGGCGATCATATGAGTCTGGCGAGTCTAGAATGCACCCGGCGGCCTATGAGCTATTCAATTTAAAAAATGGTAAATTATTATGATGGCCTTATCAGTAAGGCAACCTTGGGCGCTGGCCATAGTTGACGGCGTCAAGACAATCGAGGTTCGATCATGGGCCACAGAATACCGTGGCGAGCTTTTAATATGCGCGTCAGCGTCGCCTAAAAATGAGTTCTGGTCAGATGAGAATTTTGACCCGCCCATTGTGCGATTGCTGCACGCCGGGTGTGTGCTAGGCAGCGTAAACCTCGTTGATGTGCGCCCTATGGTCAAGGCTGACGAATACGAAGGCGGCGCATTCTGCGAGTATTTCAAGGGCGCCTATGCATGGGTGCTAGAGGCAACCGGCAAGCAATACCGGCCAGATCGCGTTATAGGCAAGCTTAAACTGTTTGACGTGCCAGACGAAAGCTTGATTTTACTTGCGCCAGGCGACCGGTTTTATAATTATCTAGCGCCACAAGGTGATATAAAATTGACAAAAAGATGTAACGTGACTTAAAATCAGGACGCCGAACGTTCGGCATCTTCGAGGAGTATTATCATGAATGCACGTCAAATAGGCGCACGCGCCCGTAATGTGACCCGTGCACAGGCCAGCAATTTGGCCCGTTCGCGTGGTTTCGGTGGATCAGGCGGCTAGTTCTTGCCCGGTCTGTTCGATGCAGTAAAGGCGGCTTCACTCCTCACAAGGGAAGTGATAGTCGCCTTTTCTGCGGGCAAGGATTCATGCGTAACGCTTGACCTATGCGCCCGACACTTCAAAACCGTCAGGGCGTATTTCCTGTATCAGGTGCCAGATTTGAGTTTTCAGGAAGCGGCGCTACGGTTCGCAGAGAAAAGGTACGGCATCGAGATAATGCGATTGCCACACTTCGAGGTAGCAGACTTCCTCAAGTATGGAGCATTCTGCAAACAAGATGCGAACGTGCGCCGCGTGAAGCCGCTTGAGATGTATAACTACGTCAGAGAGCAAACAGGAATACACTGGATCGCCGCCGGTGAGCGCATTGCGGATAGCATCATACGCCGCGCAATGATAAAACAATCCAGTGCCATAGACGCAAAGCGCGGCAGATTCTACCCAGTAGCTGAATGGAAGAAGGCCGACATCGTGCGCTATATCGAGCATCACAAGCTCAAGGTATCGCCAGAGGCCCGCCTGTTAGGGCACAGCTTCAGATCGCTAATGCCGGAAGACATGGCGAAGATTAAAGAACACTATCCGGCAGACTTTGACAAGATATGCCGAATATATCCATTTGCCGAAGCGTCGGCGCTTAAATTCGAGATGACACAATGACCGTATCAAAGCACCAGAAGTTCACAATGGAGCGCGTGTTACGCAGCTCTATCAAGCCGCATCCAAAAAACCCCAGAGTTATCACCGACAGCGCGAAGAAGAAGCTGAAGGACAAAATGTCCGAGGTCGGGTTACTCCAACCGCTTATCATCAACAAGACAACCGGATACCTGCTGGGCGGACACCAGCGCCTTGCATCAATGGATGCGCTAGAGAAGTACAAGGAAGGCAAGAACGACTATCAACTGGATGTGGCGATAGTTGAGCTTTCCGAGCAGGAAGAGTCGGCCATGCTGGTATTCCTCAACAATGCCAGCGCAGCCGGTTCATGGAACACCGACCTGTTGGCCGAGTTGAACCTTGACATGGGCACGTCCTTTGACGCGATGGGCTTCGACAAACTGGACGTTGACCTTCTATTCGACGGTGACAGCCGGTTCGAGACTGAATTATTCACAGACACCGCCGAGGTGGGCGAGATCAAGTCAGGACTGGAAGAAGTGAAGGAAGCCAGGGCAGCATCAAAGGAGAAAATGGCCGAAGCCGCAGAAGCCGAGCATTACTTTGTTGTGGTATGCAGGGACGGAACAGAGAAGAACGATATACTCACACGCATGAAGATTCCAACATACGAGCGCTATGTAAGTTCAGAACGGTTATTATCAGTATTGAGATAATATGGATGAGGCAGATCTAGGCAACGAGCAGATGGAGAAAGATTTAAATGCCGCGTTGCGAGCAGCCAGAAAGTCGCTGCGCGTTGGAGTGCCCGGTGACTGCGAACTGTGCGGGGAGTGGAGCGGACGTTTAATCGAC